CGAAGCTGTATCGCTCGCGAGCCTTGTACCGGACGTTGCCGGTGTCAAAGTCGCCGTCCATTGAAGTTTCCAGAGCTGTGCGCTGGAAGTGCTTCATGCCGTTCGGTACATCGGTAATGATGAAGAAAGCATTGGTGTCTGTCAGGAAGTGGTTGACAGAGTAGCCTTCCGGAATCGAACCGTTGTTGCGAAGGGCGTTGATGTCGTTGTCAGCCGTGCCAACTCGACCTTCAGTCTCAAGCAAACGAGTTGCTACAAACTGAAGCGCGGGCGGAACGATCAAACGACGGGGTCGGGCCGCGATCAGCAGACCACGCTCATCGGTAAATGCGGCGATGTTAATCACAGCATCTTCCAGCGAGGTCTCGTTCAAATCAGCCGCAACGGTAGGACGGTTGGCGTTAGTGCCACCGTTCACCAGCGGGTGAGATGTGCTGAACAGCGTTACGCCGTCACCAGACTGGTAAGACGTGAAGCCGTTGTTAAGGGGGTTAGCCGCCTTAACCTGCTTGGTGTGAGCCATAGCCCGAGCCAGCGCCTTGGTATAACGAGCAGACAGAGAGTCATACAGGTTATCTTCCATAGCTTCTTCAGTGATGGAGAAGCCAAGGGCGATGGTTTCGTGGTTATAGCGAGCAGTGAACGACTCTTGCGCCGAGTCATAGCTGATGGCCGCGCCTTCAGCTTTAACTGGTGCGGCACCAAAGCCGGACAACTTCACCTCTTCTTCAAATGAACGCTCAGATGATTCAGTGTCATAAATCATCGTGTGTTCATCGTCATACCGCTCATACTCCAAACCGAACAAGGCGTTCAGACCGGGGAGCAGTTCTTTCAGCATTTGTGCGCGTGAAATAGCCATTACCTAGTTCTCCTTAAACGCCAAGTGCCGTTTCGTAGGCATGACTCAAGGGGAGGTACGTTACAACGCAGTCGGTGAACGAATCACCTACCGCACTGTTGGGACCGTCCACAAAGTCGATGATACGAAGCGGGAACGTGTTGGTAGTTGCGACAGTGCTAGCGTCCAAAGCGTTCTTGCTTCGGCCAATAGCGGTTGAGCCAGCAGTGCTGATAGCTTGTACGTTGTTGCCCAGACCAGTCTGAGCGATAGAGCCGTCACCCTGCATTTGGAACAGGAGCTTGGGATCGTCAACGATGTAAGCCATAGCGTCTGACGCTACCGTGCCGGTAGGCCAGTACTGGCTGAAAGTAAGCTGACCAGTGCCGGGATCGGTGTAGGAACAGCCGACAAAAATGCCGACAGTGCCTGCCACAGCCGCAGTCGTAACTGCCGCTTTTTCTACCGTACCACTGGAAACCAGCTTGGCGAAATCACCATAAAAGATGCTAGTGGCATAGCCTGAAGCAATCTTAATATGGCGTACTTTTCCGGTGAAGGAACCAGAGGCACTAAGCGTGCCTACGGGTTCTGCACCCATCGGAGTAGCTGATGTAGCCATCTTTAATCTCCATTACGAGAGTTAAGGCCGGCGCTCTCCGTGTTACCGAAGTCAGCTCCGACCAAAGGTAGTCCGAGTTGACCGCTCAGGATTCAGAACGGGCATTCGGGGGTCGTTTTGCTTGAGGAAGTTGTTGTCCACAGATTCCATCTGACTCTCAGCCATGCGCTGGAAGTACTCCTCTCGTTGCTGTACCTTGCCCTCCGGGGCTTTGCACAACAACAAGCCGCCGATTTCGATGTTCCCTTCAAACCGGGAACCGATATCAGACATGACTTCTAGCTCTGGATGATCTTCAGCTTTCACTGGAACCCATCCCTCTCTAAATTTTTGAGAGACGTTCGTGTTGTCCGCTTTGCCTAATGTGCTGGTGCGTACCCAACGGAATACCCACCCGTCTTGCGGGTCAGGCGTTGGTAATACGGAGGCCGGCATCCACGAATCGGATGGTCGTTGTTCAACTTCTCTGGACTCAGCGTCCCTTTTCTTGCGCTGTTCTGCCATTTTAGGACTCCTTAATGAGCTGGTTGGCATACTGTTCTGGGGTTAACCCTAGTCGCTTTGCGAGAGCGAGTTGGGTGCGGCTCAACCTCACTTTGCGTGGTTTCGCGCCGTTATTCCTAGAGGAAGGCGCCACTACCACGGAAGGGCTTCGGGAAGTCGAGGAAGACGGTACGTCTGAGCCACTATCTCCTTCGCCGAAGTAGTCTGGAAACCGTGACCGCATGGTGCGGTCAATGGCTTCAAAGTATTCATCCGAGTTAGGGTCATAGCCCTCGTCCCTGATGAGTTTTTCATGCACGCCGTAAGCCAGCGCGGTCATATCTTTTTCTTGGCCAAACCAAGGATTTTGCTCTGCCCACATCACCGCCTTGGGGGATGGCTTTGGGGGCTGTTGAACCTCTGGTTGCTTTTGCTGGGCCGGCTTAAACTGTTCCGGCTCCTGCTTGGGACGACGCTTAATTTCATTTAGCTGGTAATCGGCAGACTTGAACTCTGACTGCGCATTGATAAGCGCCTCTTGAGCCTCAATAATCTTGTCGGTATTACCCTCTTCGTAAGCCTGTCGATAGCTATTCTTAGCCTGATCGACAGCCATAGCCGCTCGCTCTCGTATCTGATGTACCAGATACTGCTCGCCCTCTTGAATGACTTTGTGATACTGCTTGCTCTGCTCCGCATACTTTTGAGCAACCCGGATAGCCTCTTCACGAAGACGCTCTGCCTCCTCGCGTTGACGGCGCTCCTCATGCTGTTGATAGCGGAGCTTGTTAATTCGCTTCTTAACCTTCTCGGAGTAACCCTCCAGCTCTTCGTCGCCGTCATCTGAACTGGCTTCTGGCTTGGCATCTTTTGCTGGGGGTCGCCTATCTTCCGGAGGTCGGTCATCGATCACCTCAATATCAATGTCGGAATCCTGACTCTCTTTTTCTGACTTCTTACCAATAACGGTCTTAACGCCAAAAAACTTTTCTTCAGCAGAATGCTCCTGCTGTTCCATTTGCTCTTCACTCATACCTTTTCAATCCCCCTTGGGTCTTGTACAACTGCCTCGACGCTATCGTCGTTAATCAGGCGAAACTCTTTACCGTGGATCTTGAAGCGCGTCCCGCTATAGGAGCGCATCAGTACCCAGTCGCCTTCATTGCAATACGGGCCATTCGGGAATCGCTTTTCATCGTTGTAAGCGTCCGCACCCATCTTCAACACAAAACCACAAATGGAACCGATTTCCTCGATATCCATCGTCTGTTTTGCCTTGAGTATGCCGCCCTCCGTTTTTTCATCGGGTTCCGGAAGGGCTATAAGCAGTTTGTACCCCTTGGGATCGGGTAATTGACTAGCAGTTTTTTGCTCTTCAGTCATGATTCCTTTTCCTGCACCAGAGTTAGGCGTCTGGTGTCACCATGCGCTACACCGCGTAGCGAATTAGTCGCGCTCTATCCTGTCGTTCAGATCAAGAAGTGCGCGTTCCGCGTAGGCTAATCCCTGAATGATCCCTACACAGCGCGAGTATTCCTCCATGTCCTTGCATCCCCCGACCGCTATATGGTCGGTAATTTCGTTCATGTGGTCGCGGTATTCGTTTTGGAGCGCCTGCAACATGTTGTTGCTTGCTTTTTTACTCATCAATTAAGTCCCTGACTACGTTGAAACCGGCTTTGAAGCCCTCGATTTCTTTCTGCGACTCATCTCGGCTTCGCTGGGTAGCCATCTTGGAGGCGAGTCGTGCGCTTTCTATGCGCTCTTGTTGCTCCATCTTCTGGAGATCAACCATTGATTTGTTTCGGGACTTTTCAAGATCGACCTGTATCTTGGCCATCTCGGTCTGCGCCTTAGCCATAGCCTGCTGTTCTTTGATAGCCAACTCTTTCTGTTGCATCTGAACAATCGGGTCTTGCTGTTGCTTGGCGTTTTGCTCGGCCTGAGCCATCATCTTGGCTTTGCCGGTAATCTGTTCTGCCGCAGGGGCAACCAGTCTGGAGATGCGGAGTTCGATATCCTCCGGTAGCTTTTCGTCTGGGCCGGGAAGCGCCACTCCCAGTTGCTGTTCGATCTTGGCGCGATAGGCGAATGCAACGTGCTCCGCGATATGCGCGGCCATTGCCGCCTGCATAGCCTTGGCATTTGGCGCCTTGGCGATAAGTTTTTGCATTTCTGGGTTTTCTGTCGCCGCCATATGCACTTGGATGTGCGCTTCATGGTCCTGATAAATAAACGCCTTGACGGGGTCGCCGTTCAAGATGTTCATATTTTCAGTAACAGGATCGGTTGGCTTGATATCGTCCTCTGTCGGAACGATCTTGTCCGCGTCCTGAATGCCCAGCACATCCAGCATCTGGCGATGCAAGAGGGGCATGTCGTACATCTGCGGAGCTTGCGCGGCTAATTGCAGTGCCGCTTGGTATTGCATAATGCGCTGGGCCATAGTGCCCGCGTTAGGATCGCTAACGGGTATAATATCGACGCGATCATCAAAATCTTCAATCAGAACCTGCCCGTTATCGGTGTCATACGGGTATTCCTCTGGCCCGTAGTCCCTGACGATTTCTGACAGGATTTTTAGCTCACGCGAGACAGCGGCGTGGATGCGGGCTTGGACCGCGCTCATCACCTTCATTTCTCGCTCAAGCACAGCAAGCGTGGTGCCAACCGGCGCTTCGCCGTTAATGTCTGAGGCTTTTACATCCGCCGCTGATGCGAATCTCCGTCCTTCTTGCACGATATCCCCGAGCAACTGGTATAGGACGTTGCTGGGTTCCTTGTAAGGCAGGAACGAGATGTTGTCGCGGATTGCGCCACCCGGAACGTCTACGTCTCGGAACTCTCCGGGCATGATGGGAGTATCATCGCCCTTGATTCTGAGTCCCCGAGATTTCAATCCTCCCGGTAGGTTGGCAAGCGTTCCGGCGTCTACCAACTGCCTCAGCAACGATGTTGCCGATTTAGACAGTCCGCCGATCATATGTACTAGGCCAAAGCCATAGAAGCCAAGTCCGGGCAGATACTGGTAGTGGACGTAGTGATCCCGCTTCAGTTTCTTGGGGTCTTCCTCGTACCAGTTGCGCCGGATGGCGAGTATTGTTCTTGATGACTTGTCAATGGTAACGACATAGGGCAACGCAATCCCTGTAGGAGCGCCGCGGTCTGTGTCCTCAAACCCGATCAGGTCAATGTCAACGTGCATTTCCAGCAGAGTGTGCCGGTTGTCAAACTCGTAGTTTTCTGAATCGCCTGTCAGCCGGTTGTATTTCTGCTGTATCTCTGAAATGTCTGGAGCAGGGGGCGGCAGGTCAATATCGCTATAGAACCCAGCAACCTGCAACTTCCTGATTTCGTTGGAAGTTTTCTTCATTACATGCGTTGCGCGCTCGCATGTCGATAAATCTGATGCGCCGTAGCTGACAACAAAATCTTCTGCGGGGACAAACATTGCGCAGGGGCGACCCATATTGGGGTCAAAATACACCTTGCGGAACGCAGAGCCGGCAATCGGCAGAGAAAACAGCATTTTCTCTGTCTCTGTGCGGTACTCGGTCATGCGCTGTGTGATTAAATAGTTGAGGTAATTCTCAACCCTGTGCGCCTGCTTGGTCTTTTCGTCGGTGATTTTCCCGACGATGGACGTTTTTACAGGCCCGCTGGCAGGATAAATCTCCTGTATTGTCTGGGCTTGGAACCGGATAACCGCCTCTGACAGCATAGGGTGGAATACACCGCAAGCGCCTTCCCAAGGGGTTGATCGGTCCTCAAACTTTAATCCTAACAAGTCCAGACCGCGAATATAGGAATCTTCCCAGTCCGCTCGGCTTTGCCGGTCTGACTCAAATTGAGCCACAAGCTCGCTTGCCAGAGCGTCGAGATCGCCGTCGCCCATGAATTCAGCCAAATTGGAGTCGTGCTGGACTCCCATCAGCTCAGGGGCATTGGGGTCAAAATCGATGACCATGCCGCCTTCTTCGTCGAATACCCCTACCGATTCGGGGTTTTCAATCACAATCTCTAGCTCTTCGCCCTCTGTTGCCTCAAAGGGCTGGGCAAGCCGGTCAATAGCCATTTAGCCTTTTCCGCCTCGCCGCTTGCCGCCCCTGCCGCGCCCGCCACCGGGTTTTGGGCTGTATGGAACTGGCGTTCCAGTCAGCGAGCCATATGCCCCCTCCATGACCTTGCCGCCTTTGAAGTAGCCCTTGGTTTTGGGGACCATTCCGCCTGCCTGCATCTTGCCTGCGCCGTCAGCGGCAAAAAACGGCACTTCTTCGCCACTCTTGTCTTTAACCATCTTTAGCTTGCCGCCAGCGGCATACATCTTGGACTGCTTAGTCATCATCGCGATCACCTGAATATAAGTTGTCAAATACTCTGTTTACGTCCAGCGTGTAGTCCAAATCCGACTTGGAGTAGTGGATGTGCTGAGACGGCCTAAAATCTGGTGCGCCTTCGCCTGTCGAGAACCACGCTGGGTGTGTCACCCTGACGCGGTTGTTTGGCAAGGCCACTATGTTTCCGGTCCACGGGCCTGCATCTAGCAACTCCATCACATGGCTCTGCTTGTGTTGAGCAGGATCATCTGCGATTTCGTTGTCGGTGTAGTCCACCGTGAACATGTACTTCGCTGGATAGAAATTACCGTCTATCTTGGCAATCCAAGGGCATGGGGTTGCTCTGTCCAGCACATAGACGCTGTGCTCTCTGGACGAACAGTCCCAAGGCTGGGCCGCATAGACCGGCATTGGCTCGGGCCACTCCGCAAAAGGGGTGTCCCCGACCAGCGCGGTAATCGGCATTCTGGCCCACATTGCGCCACCGTGAACATTCGGCTCGTCGGTGTCGTAGGTCTCGGCGCCAGTAAAAATTATCTGAAAGCTCAAGCACCTACACGGCATAGTTGTCACAGCGATTGCCATCGCATGCAAAAACTCTCCGTGGTATTTACTGTGATTGTGCGTGTACTCACGCCTCACCCAGCACTTGAAGTGTGGGATGTTGCTTTGCAGAAAAGCCATAAGCTCCTCAGTAGTAGTTGGCGACCCTTGAATAGGGATCGAAGTCGTCCTCTTCGTCTGACCGTAGAGCGACAAAGCCACCCTGTCGGTAACGAAGAAGAGCCTGCGTCGAGGAGTCAACAAGGTCGTCATGCTCCCCGGCGGGGAACGCGGCGAACTCTTCTATGACTTCTTCGGCGAATCGGGTCTCTGGCGCCCATACCACGCCAGATGCAAACAAGTCAGCTACAGCGTTGACGCGAGCTATCTTGTCATTTCCGCGAGATGGCGTGTATTCCGATACCGGGATACCCATAGCGCGAAGTTCAAAAATAAGGGGCATTCCTGCCGCTTTTGCCTCCACGATGAAGGCGTCGGGTTGCATCTCCTGCCAGAACTCAAAAGCCGTTCTTTTCAGCTCTGGGAACTCAAGACGCTCCTTGTATGCATCCAGTAGGATGATATTCGGCTGTGTAATGCCGTCGTCGTCGGGGTGATAAAACACTCCCCACGTTGTGCAGGCCGAGTAGTCGGCTCGTTGGGTTTTGAGAAACGCCGTGTCCCATGACTGAATCACGAACTCGCAGTGCGGCGGACGGTCTTGCTCCCACCTCTTCCACCATTCTCTTTTGACCAGTGCGCCTTCTTCGGCGGTTGGGTTTTGCTGGTACTGCGCATTCCACTTGGGAGCGGGCAGTTCACTACGCAGAGCCTCTAGCTCTGTTTGGCTCCAGAACTCAGGCCACAGGGGCTTGCCCGATGGCATGATTGCTGGAAATTCAATCACCTCCCACTCGTCGGAGCCTGCCCGTTGAGCAGAGGACTTAATAATCTTTCCGGTCAAATCCCGCATGTGCCAGCGGGTCATCACGATCACGATAGCACCCCCCGGCTGGAGACGCTGTCGCGGTCCTGATGTGTACCAGTCATAGGTTCTGTCAAAGACAGAAGGGTCTGCCGACTGGCCCTCTTGCTCGGAGTGGGGGTCATCGATGATCAAAAGGTCTGCACCTTTACCTGTCACCGCACCGCCAACGCCGATAGCGAAGTATTCGCCGTTTTTATTAGTGCTCCAGCGTCCCGCCGCCTTTGAATCGGCTCTCAACTGGAGGTTAGGGAACGCCTTTTTGAAGTCGTCCGAGTCCACCAAGTTACGCACTTTCCGGCCAAAACCCACCGATAATTCAGCGGTATGGGCCGTTTGAATGATCTTTTTCTCCGGAAACTGGCCTAAAAACCACGCCGGTAGCAGGAATGACGCAAACTCCGACTTGGTGTGTCGAGGCGGCATATTGATGATTAAACGCTTCAATTCGCCTCTGGC